TACCTCTTTCTTCTTGCTCATTCTGTTTCTCCAATAAAAGTTAAATTAAAAATATGCGGCCTGCGCGGCCTCGTCTGCACAATACTGCATAACACCCAAAATAATCTCCTCCCTGACCTCGTCCGACAATATCTCAGAAATATCTACACCGTTCAAAAAAGCATAAAACACCGTCCAGTCCTCCTGCAAACCTACACTAGGGTCCGCAGCCTCAAATTCCAACCAGCAATTCAACGTGTGACGCTTCAAACGCTCGCCCGCACCCGTCTCAAATACATGGTCATACGACAAAAGTCCATCAAAATCATTCATGCTGTGCCCCTTAAGATACTTCGTGATACCAATCATCCAACTGAACAAAGATGTCAAAAAAGTCATCCTCAGTGAGTAATGCAGTTATGTCCATGGACAACGGACCATGGACCACGCGTACAGCTTTAATCTTTGTCTCTCCTTGCTCATCAAGGCCGTAATCAACCTCAACGGGAAGTTTAAGAGAAAGATCAGCCGTGTGTAGCTGATTGGGGAATTGTATACTCATACTCTGCTATCCTTTCTTGAATTACATGTGTTAGGGACACGTAGTATGCGTTAGCAAAGCATAGGTGTCAAGTACATTTTGTTGGATTTTTTATAGGGGTTTTCCCTCATATATATGATATCAGGTATATAGAATAGGGTTTGTTATGCAATTTTGGGTATCCCTATAGGACTTTTTGGAGGAAGAGGTGTTTTTTTTATTTTTTTTGTGGGGATAGACGTGATAGACGTAATGGTGTAATAAGTTAATGAAATCAAGTACTTTTCTGATTACAGTACATTACGGGGTAAGAAACGGTGTAATTTACTGGGGTGTCCCTACGTTTAGAGGAGACGATTTTTTTTTTACTACTCCTCCTCCAAAATCCTCTATAGGGAGCACTCGAATTGACTCTTGCCTTGACAGGTAGCGTTACTTTATGTATACTCCGTTGTTAATTGGTTTTTTCTTTTACGGGAGTTAATCCTTGATACAAATCGAAGCAAACATACCTATCCCTGAAGATCGCACGACCTACCCTTTTCGGGACATGGAGACGGGCGATAGCATCCTGTTTAAGGACGAGAAGCAGGCTGCCTCGGCTAGGGTAGCGGCTATACGCTTTGCCAAGGTCCACAGGCCCGGCTGGACCTTCTCTATGCGCCGTGTAGAAGACGGTTGGCGCTTGTGGAGGACTGCATGACCAAGCGGGATGTTTGGAACGTGCCCCCAGTGGTGCCTGATAAGGCCAAGCAGAGGCTTGCGAGCGAAGTCAAACCCCTAAGGCAGCAAAAGGTCCTGAATGCCAAGGAATGGAAATTTGTGCAGGAATACGTGTCAGGGGATGGCCGAGTGACCCTGAAAGAGGCCGCGATGCGTGCTGGGTACAAAGAGGGCTCTGCTTCGGTGATGGCGTGGAAGTTGACCAACCCGAAAGAATATCCCCATGTGGTGGCCGCGATCCAAGCTTATCGAGCCGAATTGGCATCGAAGTACAACACTTCGTACGAACGCCACATGAAAGACTTGCAAGAGATCCGGGACAAGGCCTTGACTGCTGGCGCGTTTGCTGCTGCCGTGCAGGCCGAATACCGGCGAGGTCAAGCACTGGGCACGATTTACGTGGAACGCAAAGAAATCAGGCACGGGACAATTGACTCGATGTCAAAAGAGGAAGTGCAGCGGAAGTTAGATGAACTTAAGCGTTTGTACGGTGGCCCTCCCCCGACTGCTTTGATTGACGCGAGCACGGGCGAGGTGTTGGCCAGCACTGACCGGGAAAAAGACCCGGAGTTTGATGCAGGCATACCGGATCCTCCGCTGGACGTTTTTGAGATAGACCGTGGCGACGACACCTGAGGCGCGATTCTCTGCACGTGTGCGAGACGGGCTCAAGGCTTTGGGCTGCGATATTGAGCGGATTGAAAACCGTGTGAACCTTGGCGTGTCCGATATGTTGGTGGGCGTGGGGGATCGCTTTGTCACCTTAGAATTGAAAGTGGTGCAAAGTGGCTTGAAAGTAAAATTGCGCCCGCATCAAATTGCTTTCTTGACCCGGCATGCAGCCAAGGGCAGGCCTTGCTTTGTGCTTGTCTTGCGTGCGGGGGGTGTAGTGCTCAAGCCCGAGCGGATTTTGCTTTACCATGGGCGCGATGCTGTTGCCCTTGCTGAAGAGGGCCTTCGGCTGCCGCCGTTGGCTGATTGGCCATCACGGGGTATGGTTTGGCAAGACCTTAGGGATGAGCTATTGATTCCGGCAGATTGATTGAAAAAAACAATTGGACATTTTGCCCCGGTTTGGCAAAATAGAGGTTGCTGAGATAATTCAGCGAACAGAAAGGATAGAGAAATGAACACATACATTGTTTTAATTGTTGCTGGCGATATTGATTGCATTGAAGAGACGCTTGGCGACCTTGTGCATATCGAAGAGTATGCGACCTTGTGCGTTAATGAGCAGGCATGCACGTTTGAAGCTGGCCAAGTGTCGAACCCTCAATATTTAACCCGTTTGGCGCAAAGTGTTGCGGCTGCCGTTAGGGGGAAAATATGAGAAAACCCGTTTGCGTTTATTGGGCGCACGCCCGCCGAGAGGATCCCTCGAAAATTTTCAGATTAAAACGCGAGGCGCTACAGTGGGGCCGCGATAATTTCGACGGGCTTTTTATTGTCGAACCAATTAATAAAGCCAAGCTATCGGAACGGCTCGATTATTTAAAAAATCAATTGGGAATTGTGCCGGAGTTGGCCTACACTGGCCGCTTCACCAACAAAGAAAGAATAGAGTTATGTTAAAAACTGTTGCAATATCAGCCAATAAAAAAACCGGTCCAATTGCGGTAACTTATCGCGCTGGCGAACATGAGACGTATGGCACGTGCCCGCGTACTTGTGCGCTTCACCCGAAAAGCGAAACCGGCACGGATCATATAGACGCGGATTATTTGGCTGCCGTATATGACGCGGTACCCCGGCGCGGTATGGCTTGGGCTTATTCTCATTTTCCCGCTGAGGCGCTGCCTACACCGGCACCGGGTAAAACGACAATTAACGCGAGCTGCGACACTATCGCGGACGCGGTGCGTACGGTAGAGCTTGGCCGCCCGGCGGTATATGCGGCACCGGTGGACACTGCCGAGAGCTGGCCGCGCAAAATTCACGGGGTTACTTTTGCCCGTTGTCCCGCTGAATTGGCCGAATCATTTACATGTGCGGATTGTGGGAACGGTTCCCCATTGTGCGCACGTGGTGATCGTGATTTTGTTGTGGTTTTTGTTGCCCATGGCACGGGTAAAAAACGAGTAGGCACGGATGACCCGGGCGGCTGCTACGCTGCCAGTGGTCCGGTGGCGATACAGTGGCACGGTACGCGCAAAACCGGGCATGCAAATGATGCGCAAACGGTGCGCGACTTTGCTCGGGCGCTGCCCGTGGGCTCGATGCTGCGGCACCATATCGCGGGGGATATTGGGCGCGAGGTGGCCGCATGATATTTTTACTTGTGGCTTTTGTACTTTTTTTATTGTTAGGTTGGCTATTGGATTATTTAGATAAGTAATCGAAAGCCCTGAACTGATAGAAATAATTCAATTGACCGGCACGCACAATAGACTAGAATTCAACACATCAGCAGCCGGGCGGCTACTGATTCAACCTTTAAAGAAAGAATAGCAAAATGGCTCACATGATAGATAACACCACCGGCACAAATGCAATTGCATATGCAGGCAAAACACCTTGGCACGGTTTAGGCCAAGCTTTAAGCGCGGATGCGGATATCACAACTTGGACACGCGAAGCCGGTTTGGCTTATACAGTGCTCGAGAGTCCGGTTTTATTCCGTCACCCCTCCGCTACTGCGCCGGAGGTGTTCAAAGGCCGGAAGGTTTTACACCGTAGCGACACCGGCGCACCTTTGGCCGTTGTTTCGGACGGTTACCACGTGGTGCAGCCTGCGGAGGTTATGGGGTTTTTTGACAACTTGGTAAAGCTTGGCGGGTTTCAAT